TAAATTCGTCATCTACCACAATCAAAAAGTTGTGATATTCAAAGCCAGATGAATGTTTGAAGACATAAAGAGGTATGACTTCACGGATGTTGTTGGAACTAACCCCCGTTTCTTCTTCGAATTCGTTTAGAGCCGCATCTTCGGGTGACATTCCCGAATCAATTGCACCACCCCATGTTCCCCATGTATTCGGTTCTTCCACATGTCCACTTCTTAGTTGAACAAGAAACCGACCCGTAGTTCTAGCCATGATAAGAGAACCAGCACCCTGCCTACCCCAAAAGCCGGTTTCATCTCTCGCTCTATCATGTTCCATCTCGTCACTCATAATCGTATTTCTCGATTCAACTGGTGGATTTGGACACCATCTTCCATATCGTTATACACCTTGACATACTTGACAAACAGTTTGGAATTCTTCAAAAATCGTATTTCTTGTTCCATGTCTCCCAAGGAATAATCCATTCGGGCAAACATTGTTCCTGCCCAATCAACAATATCAGTGTTGATTACTCCCTCATAAATACAATTGAGCTTTGGCTTGCCTGAATGACCGGCCCAATGTGCTTCCGCAGCAGTATCGGTTATAGCCCAATACACACCAATCTGAGTCAACCGCCTTGGGTCAACTTGTCTTGGAATTACGATTTCCCTCCAACAACGGTCGCCGTCAATATGTTTGTATTCTTGAACGATTTCAAAATAACGATGTCTCTGTTCGTCTTCAACTTGTTCAATTGCTTCTTTTTCATCAAAATCTGAATCAGAGCCACCATCTCGTAATACATCGTCTCTCATATCACGAAGAACATCTTTAACCCCATCAGAATGTAATATGGATTTCCACATTTCAGTCCATGATGGCACAGCATTGGAACTTCGTAGCTTACTCTGTTGAAACAAATAATCCTTCTTCAACTCTTTTTGATGTTGAGTCAATTCGGTTAACATGGATTTCAGTTTTATCATAACTGTTTCAATACCTTGATTTTCGGGAGTCTCCGTTGAACAGCAGCAGCTAAACGATGGCCACCATCTATGATATTGTTCTGTTTATCCACTACAATAGGAGGGATGTCGCGTGGCATTTTAATCATTTGATTGACTTTTTCCGGTTCAACATGCCACTCACTTTCAGGTATGGTTTTAGGATCAACTTCGATACATTGAAAAACGCCTGAAACTCGGTCATCATCTGCAAATTCTCCATGTTGACCATGAATGTAATTCAACACGTCACCATCTTCGTAATACTTACCCACTTGAAAATCCGTTGCCAAAGGATGTTCGGAAACACTGTAACCTCCTTTGTCTTTGAATCTACGCGGAATGTTTTCAACATCTATTTCTTTCAGGAAATCCAATGATTCTTTTAGGAATCTTTTTGTATTCTCAGTCAGTTTTCCGGGAATGATAATCCCCTTTACATCCATGTCACGAAGTTTACTCAACGTCATGGTGCCACCCTCAACAAACCATTTCGCCATTGCCCCAGACCCATGAACGAAGTTCAAAATTTGGTCAACTGCAACCAGAAGTTCTTCATCTGTGGTAGCACTGTAACCTTTCTCCAACAGTTTGTATAGATGTTTACTCGCGTCGGAATATCTGCCTATTCCCTTTCCGTCCCAATCAATAGAGCCACGCCCCCATTTCGTTCTTGAATTATCTGAAATAAACACCGCCCAACGTTTCCAGTCTTTAGCGGTAATTTCATCATAATCATCTTTCCCAAAGAAGGAAGGGTCATACCCACTGGTGATGTCACTATTGACAAGAACTTTTAATGTAGAGTCTTTGACGGAATTCCAAATATTTTCAAGTTTCTCGCTGTCGATTCTACCGTATTTGGCATAGGTATTCCACACCACAATCAAGTCTCTAGCCGGCACCAATTTCCACGATTGGTGTTTTTGACCACGCCACCAATCACGGTTGATATCATCTCGAACACGTTCAGCATCATCTTCGAAATGTTTATTTGCGATGGCCTCGTTGATGGTCTTCAAGACTGCAAGTTTTAAGGTTGGATTCATGTTAGACGACCTTAACGAGTTCTTTCGAAATTATTTGTTCTTTGGGGTTCATTATGACCACCGAAATGTTTGTTCCTTGACGCAACCCACCCGGAAATTCTATTCTGTTTGTATAGGCTCGTGAATCGATATTCAATTGGCTGTCTTGAACTTCCGGATATTCCATCGGGTCTTCATCATATAATTCAGAATCAAGTATTCCCAAATTCACTTCCAACTTATACAAATAAAATTTAGCAACGTTCTTATGTCCCATGTGTTTAATCAAATCCATTGCCTGTTGAATTGACCCAACATGTAACGGTTGGTCATAAGGTTCAAAGTTGGAACTCTCGGAAGCATGGTAACACGTAATCGTTTTGGCGTTTCTCAATTGCTGAAACGAAGTCAACGGATTGAGCCTTAAACCCTCACATAGAAGTTTTGCCAATTTTACCATACAAATAAATATGAAATCAAACCAACAAAAAGACCCCCAACTTATCGTTGAGGGCCTTTTCGTTGTTTAGTTAACTTGGTTAGGCATTAGGGAAACTCGCACCCGAGGCTAGGATGTTGAAGTCCAAGACAATGAATTCAGCAGTCTTGGTTGGCTTCAAGTAAATCTGACCATACAGAATGTTTCTGTCCACAATGTCTGGCGTATTGTTCGATTCATCCATCTTCACAAAGAAGGCGTATAGACCGCTTCTCTGTTGAACAGATTCCAAATAAGGATTGACAATACTCAGGAACTTGTTGCGTGTTGACGCTACGTTCTGCTCGAACACCAAGAACTTCGACGTTGAAGCGAAGAACTTCTTGATGTTAATCAACAGACGACGAACGTTTACACGGTCAAGGGCTGACGCCTTGTTTTGGAGAGTTTTTTGACCCCAAACCACAACTCCCGAACCAGGGAATGACGCGATTGGATTGACCTTACCTTCATACAAGGTGTCACGTTCCTCGTGAGTCGTTCTGTCGGTTACACCAACCGCAATTGGGATACCACCACGATTCAAACCAGCAGGTGCAAACCATTCTGCGGCTACACGGTCATTGGCCGCGTAAACAGATGGCATCACGACCGATGGTGGAACAGTGATAATCTTGTTTGTATTGGTGTCAAGAATCTTAATCCACGGATAGTAAGTAGCTGCGTAGTTCGTATCATACTGAGCTGCGTAAGCTACTTCTTCATCGATTTGACCTGATGTTGGATTGCCGTCATCGGAATACATATCCATAACGAAGAAACAATCTCCACGAGTTTCACACATGTCAACAACCAAGTTGGTAACATATGGGTGATGTTGGTGTAGAATACCCGGTACTACAATCAGGTTGATATCAAACTCGTCAGCGTTGCCGAGAGCCGTGACACATTGATTGTAAGCGATTGAACCAGCGGATGAAACCGTTGTGCAATCCAAACCTTGGGTGTTGCCCGGAACAATATCTCCACCTACGTTAATTGAAATCGCTGGTGATTGACCATCGAAACCACTCTGGAAACCGAATACGAACTTACGCATTTTGACGTAAGTTGGTTCATTCACTGCGTCATACACCGTTGGAACGATGTTGTCGCCGCTGAGATAGGAACCGGTGCCTACGCTGTAGAGACGGTAATCATCATCCAAAGCAAACACAATGTTGCGACCGATGCTTGGATATGATCCAAAGGCTGGCAATGGTGCAAAGTATTCTTTGTTGTCGTCTGCGGCTCCAATACCGGTAGCGGTAATTGGATACAGAGATAGCAATTCAGCGTCAGCGCCTGTTGGAGTGTCATCAAACGAGATACCAGATGGATACTTGCCCGGATTCAATCCATAAACTGATGCCTTGGTGTATTTCATCGTTGGTGTCCAATAACCCAACGCACTATTGACTGGCGTTGTGTAAGCTGAAAATCCATATGGGATGGCCGAAATTGGATACGTTCCATCATTCATTTCGATACGAATGTGTTTACTGTTATTGGTAAAGTCACCGAATTCAATCAACTTACCATTGAAATTGAAGTAACTATATTTGTCACCGATTCGACGAGCTACGAAGTTCGATGAATCTGGGTCAAGGTTACAGTTTTGGAAAGATTCCAGAATGACTGGACGTTTATCCGTATCACTGTATTTTCGAAGGGTCAATGTGAAAGAACCCCAATCACTACCTGCGACGGTATCTGCCAATTTAACGTTGGAGATTTCAATCTTGTAGTCAGTATTGGTATTCGTTCCATCGGCCAACGTGTGAACACGGAATAGAGTGTATCTCGTTGCCGCTGAACCACTCTGCCAAGGAGCAATCTTTTGAGAAAGCACCCAAGGAGTGATAGCATTGGTAATTGAGAATCCACTGTCACCGTTGGTTAAATCACGAGAATAATCATCCGTGAAATTCAACGGTTCACCAACGAAGTGTGAACCACTTGGAAGTGCGGAAGCGAAAACTCTCCATTTGGTTTTATTTGCTACAACTTCTGCAATAGCGTTTTCAAACTTTTTGTATAGATACGCGGCTTCAATCTTTTGACCGGACACTTGAGCATCTGGGTCGCCCGCTCGTGCGTTACTACCGAATACATTGGTGATGTATTTGGTGCTACTAGCATCCAACGAGAATTGATATACACCGTAAGGATTAACACTATCAGTATTCTTTAGAGTTAGGTCAAAATCCACCATGATATCAGATGTTCCGTTAATGGCACTTGCGGTTTGGAAAGTTGAACCATTAAAGCCCGGAGCTTGTAGGTCACTGATACCAGCATATTGAGTATCATTCAAGACCGCCAATAAACGAAAATCTCCTGAACCTTCTGTCCAAGCATTTGTGCATGGGTCAAAGGTTGGTTGAACTTCGGTGAAAGTTCCATCATATGGTCCAAATGAACCTGACAACACACCCTTAACTTGGATAGATGGACTTCCACATGAACCCGTAGTTGCGTAGAAAGTACCGGAAATCAACGAAAGAGTTTTATCATCACCGATACCAACAGTAAAAGTTACAGCCAAAGTATTTGCGAATGAAGCGCTAAACCGTGCCAATGTTATCGAGGATGACAAACTTGAACCCAGAGAATAATATTGCACTCCTGAACCGGCGCTGGAACTAATTAAAGTGCCACTTCCACTTCGGATTAATCTGGATAATTGTGCTGGGGTTGAAAGAGTAGCATTTCCAATTGAAATAGTATCTCCGGAGTAAAGCAAACTACCACTTTGAGAGGTAATTGACAAAGCTGTATCATCAGCGGCCAAAGCATTAAATGTAATGGTAAATGATGTACTCACAAACGTCAAAACACTGGATGAAAATGAAGATGTCAACTGGCCGCCAAATCCACTAACCGTCTCGTAAGAAGTTGAATAAGCAGTATCAATTGCCTCGGTTACACTTTGACTATATTGAGCATCAATTGACCCCGAAAAATACACATAAGAACTTCCACTATTCAAAGCTCCGGCAGAATCAACTCGATTCCAACTACCACTGGATGCCCAAACAGCAATAGGGTATTTCTGTTGGTAGCCAGTCAAACCACCGACACGGCAAACTGTTACCAATCCACGTTCCCTAAGATATTCCGCAGCCGTGTATGGACCGTAAAATACACCATCCGGCACGCCGAACTGGTTTTGGAGTTGGTTAATGTCGGTGAAGCTGATTGGCTTAAAGGCCGGGCCTTTTGCAAATGGTGCTACAACGACGCCACCGATGTCTGCCACGCCGGCCGCGACACCTGACAGGTCGTTCTCACGAGTGAATACACCCGGACTTACGATACGATTGTTGGGCGTAAATTGCCCGCCTTCTTGAATTGGCATATTCTATGTTCTTTCGTCTGGTTCATTGAATGACTTACCTATAAATATCCTTAAATTATTCAACAACGAAAAAATCTTAGATGGAAGATAAACGCATTTTCCACCAATCAAACAATATTTATAGTAAGTTGGGAAACCAACTGAATTGGTTACGCATGGGAGATGTGTGGTCGGATATAACAATGTTCATTGTT